AAAACCAGCAAAAAAGAGCAATAATCACTATTTAAAAGAATAAGCAATCCCCACTGCGTCCCCACTTTAGCCCCTAAAACAGCATAAAATTGGGATAGAGCCTAGATTAGCCCCGGTAAACAAAAATATATTCCCCACTTTGACCTAAAAACAGGATAAAAAGAGAAAA